AAAGACGACCAGAGGGCCGTCTTTATTTTTTTAGCTCCCCGTTCATCCCGCTTTTTTGCCGTTTTGCCCGCTCTGGACCCAGATTTGCTCTGCTGCGTTATGAAAATGTGATTTGATTTTGTACCTTTGTACGATATTTCGCGCATAATGGCAGAGAAAGATAAAGACATACTGGAGAATATCGGAGAGCAGGAATACAAGTACGGCTTCACCTCGGATATCGAGACCGAAACCATCGGCAAAGGACTGAGCGAGGATGTCGTGCGGCTGATCTCCGCCAAGAAGGGCGAACCCGCATGGATGACCGAGCGGCGCGTGGCGGCCTACCGCCACTGGCTGACGATGGAACCGC